TTCACAGAAGCGTGTTGGAAAAGATGCGCGAGGTTGCAGACCCAAATCAAGGCACAGATTGGTGTTGGTTTTGGGATGGGCCTGTCAACGGAGAATGGATTGGTGAGGATTTACTTTTCTCACGAAGAATCAAATCACTTGGCTATCCAATCCATGTGAACACTTCAGTAATACTTCCGCACCAAAAGTCATTTTGGTTAGATGAAAGTCATCACGAAGCATGGAAAGATTAAAGAAACTTCTTCGCAGAAAGCCGAAAGAAACGGCAACTGCGGAGCCACAATTAGAACGAGCGATCCTGCCTAAAGCAGAAAAGAGGATAAAGCGTGGCAATCTATAACGGGTATTCCACACTTGCCGAGTTGAAGGCAGCATTGACAATCAGCGATGCAACAGATGATGCAGCTCTTGAAGCAGCCATCAATGCAACAAGTCGAATGATTGATGACTACACAGGGCGATTTTTTTATCAAGACGGAACACAACAGGCACCTGTTGCTCGTTACTTTACCGCCCTTGATCCGTGGACAATGAATGTTGATGACATCACCACAATCACACAGATTGCAACTGATGACAACTTCAATCAGACTTGGGATACTGTGTGGTCAACAAGTGATTACATGGTTGAACCGATCAACAACCCACGCCGAGGATGGCCATTCACACGAATTCTTGCAATTGGTCGTTATGTATGGCCTTACTACTTGCCACAGGCTTGCAAAATCACAGGCATTTGGGGTTGGAGCGCGGTGCCTTACGAGGTGCAATCAGCTTGCTTGATTCAATCTTCAAGAATCTTTGTTCGCAGACAATCACCATTTGGAATCGCAGGAACCCCTGAACTTGGAACTGTCAGACTTACTTCACGCCTTGATCCTGATGTTGAAGCGTTGCTTCGACCTTTCCGCAAGAACAATGGGTTGGCTAAATAATGAACCCAAGTCAAGTTCGAGATGGTCTCAAAACACGACTACAAACAATTACAGGCTTACGAGCCTATGATTTGATTCCTGACACAGTAGTTCCGCCTTGTGCGGTAGTAGGACAATTAGATTTCACATTTGACATCAACAATGCTCGCGGTCTTGACCAAGCGCAGGTTGATGTCCTTGTGATTGTGCAACGCTTTTCAGAGCGTGCTGGACAGGACAAACTTGATTCATACCTTGCAGGTTCAGGATCAACTTCCATAAAAGCAGCAATTGAAGGTGATCGCACTCTTGGGGGAACAGTCAACACTTTGCGAGTTACAGGTGCAGAAGCAGGTACTTATGATTCACAAGGAGTCACATTTCTTTCCTATCGTTACAGAATTACGATGTGGGGATAAGGAGAATCAATGGCATACATCGTCACTTCAGATCGAGAAGTCTGCGGAAAGACCGCAGGCGATATACTTACAGTAAAAGAATTGCAAGATGCAGGAGTCAGCGCAGAAAATCTGATTGCTGGAAACCACATTAAAGCAAGCAACACAACACAAGAAACCCCATCCATCAAAACCGAAATAAAAGAAGGAGCGACTAACTAATGCCGCGCATAGTTCTTACCAACGCATTCGTCTCCGTCGGTGGAGTTGATCTGAGCAGTATGGTCACATCCGTAACACTCAATTCAACATACGACGTAGTTGAAACAACAGGATTCTCATCATCACCCGTAAAGACACGTATTTCTGGTCTTGTAGATAATTCAATCACACTAGAATTCGCACAGGATTACGCAACATCTCAAGTTGAACAAACAATCTATCCACTTCTTGGACAAGCATCAGCAGTAATCGTCAAGCCAAATGGCTCAACTACAGGTGCATTCAATCCAAGTTACACTTGTTCTGCTATCATTTCAGAATGGACTCCAATCAATGGAGCTGTTGGTGAATTGGCAACTGCATCTGTTACTTGGCCAATCAGCGGAGCAATCACTAAGGCGGTCGTATAATGCCAAGACTCGTACTCACAAACGCATCTGTTGTTGTTGCAAGCACAGATTTATCTCAATACATCACTAGCATCAGTCTCAATACAACATATGACATCGTTGAGACAACTGCATTCGGAAACACAGCAAAGACACGCATTGCTGGATTAGCAGATAATTCTGTGACATTTGAATTCAATCAGGATTATGCAACATCTGCACTAGAGCAGACAATCTATCCGTTACTTGGAACAGCAGCGACAGTCGTTGCAAAACCAGTTGCAGGAACAACAACAACAATCAATCCGCAATACACATTCTCAGCTCTAATTTCAGAATGGACACCTCTTAATGGCTCCGTTGGCGAATTAGCAACTGCAAGTGTGACTTGGCCGATCTCCGGCGCAATTACCAAAGCAACATCCTAAAGAAAACAGGGGGAAACAAAGATGGATGGACTCAATATCAAAGTTAAGACGACTGATGGCGTGGATAAAACGTTCTCATTACGCCCACGCATCATCGTTGATTTTGAACAGAAATATGGAAAAGGTCTAGCAAAACTCATCGGTGAAGAACAGAAACTAGAACATATCTATTACCTGGGTTGGCTTGCACTTAAATCAAACGGACACGTTGTAAAACCATTTGGGCCTGAATTCTTGGATACACTTGAATCGGTATCTTTGGACTCAAACCCAAATTTCGAATCCACAGAGACAGTCTGACTTATTCCTTAGCAGCAGTTTCTGTGGAGACAGGCATATCTCCAATTGATTTGCTTGATGCTCCTGATGGCATACTTGAAGCAATAGTCATATACATGAAAGAACGAGCAAAGGCGCGAAGCAAGTAATGGCGGAAATCAATTACAAAATTGTGATGCAAGGTTTAACCGAAAACATCATCGCTCTTGAACGCTTCGCGCCTGACCTCAAAAGAGAATTGAACAAAGAAATTCGTGGCATTCTTGCACCGATTGTTCTTGAGGCAAAAGGCTATCTTCCAAGCAATAATCAAATCCATCCTTCAGGGTGGCAAAAAGGCGGATTCAAAAGATTTAATGAAATCGGCCCATTAGCACAAGATCAAACTCGTGGATTCATTGCCTATGATGCCGAACGAGCTAAGACAGGAATCAAACAAACCGCCGCCACTTCTAAAAAGAATGGCACAGGGTTTCGCAATACTTATGGAGTCATTCAGCGTGACCCAGGTGGTGCAATCTTTGAAACGGCAGGTCGAGGAAGTGCGGCATCACGCTCACGAAGCAAGACAAGCCGTTCACGCAACCCACGTGCTTCCCAACAATTTATTGGTGTGATTCAAAGAGAACATGGTGCTTTGCCAACTGCTCGTCATGATGGTAAAGATAAAGGTCGCGCACTTATTCGTGCAGTTGATAACAACAGATATAAAGCATTGAACTCAATCCGAGAAGCAGTTGACAAAGCCTCTGAAAAAGCACAGAAGCGCGTTGATGCCGTAGTCAGTCAAAGAGAGGTGTAAATCGTGTCAATCATTGAGCGCATAATCACCGTCTATAATGACAAAGGTTCAAAACAAGCGGTCAAAGACCTCAAGAAACTTGAGAAAAATTTTGTTAATGCAGGAAAGAAGATCAGCACAGCCTTTGGTGTTGCCGCTGCTGCCTCTGCTGTTTTTGTAGCAAAGATTGGCAAGGATGCAGTAATGGCTGCATCTGATGTTTCTCAACAATTTGGCGCTTTGGATGCAGTTTTTAGTAAAAACTCAGATCAATTAAAAGATTTTTCAAAGTCAATGGTTGATTATGGACTATCAACTGCAGAGGCTGCTCGTTATGCAGCATTGCTTGGAACTCAACTTAAGGGATTAGGTCTTGAGGAACAAGATGCGATTGAACGCACAAAGCAACTTCAAATTTTGGCTGCAGATTTAGCAGCAACATACGGTGGAACGACTGCTGATGCGGTCGCAGCGCTCAGTTCAACATTTAAGGGTGAATATAACCCAATTGAGCGTTACGGTGTTGCCATTAGAAAGTCTGACATTACTGCTCGCGTTGCGGCAAAGGGTTTGGGTAAATTAGAAGGCGAATTGCTTAAATCTGCAGAGGCACAAGCAGCTTTTGAGTTAATTATTACGAAAACAAATGCTGCTCAGGGTCAGTCACGCCGCGAATACAACACACTGGCAGCGCAATTGCAGCGCGTTAATGCCTCTTATGAAAACATTTTGGCAACTTTGGGTATGGCATTGCTACCAGTTATTGAAGAATTTGCAGATTATGTGGCAACAACTGTTTTGCCAGTGGTTCAATCTTGGGTTGACTTAAACAAAGATAAATTAGCAAGTGCATTAAAAACTGCTGCAGAAAATGCAATTGCTTTAGGCAAGGCAGTTTTTGGTTTTGTAAATTTCATTTCACAAAATCTGACAACCATAAAAATCTTTGCAACACTGATTGCTGGTATTTTTGTTGCTTCAAAGGTTTATGCCTTTGCAACTGCCATTGCTTTATTGATTCCAACGCTTACTGCATTTACCGCAGCAGCAGGTTCAGCAGGTATTGCTACTGCACTATTAACTGGTGGATTTTCAGCAGGCGCTGCTGCTGCAGCTCTTGGAGCATTTGCAGTTACCGCTGGTGCCATTGGTGTTTCTTTAGCCGCCTCTGCTAAAAATGCAGACAAAGCAACAAAATCTTACAAAGGTGTTCAAGATATATCTTCCAAACTTGGGGCTACAACTTCAGGTTTAACCAAAGTTCTAAAAACCAACAAAATTGTTATAGACAACAATACTGGTTCGGTAACAAAACTTACCGCTCAAGAAAAGAAATTGGCAGAGGCGCGTGCTGCAATTAAAAAAGCAGGTCTTGACGTTTTTGGCATCAAAAATGTTTCAGAAACAGACCCAATTCAACTTGAAGCAGCACGATTGAACCTTATTAAGCAAGGCAATCTTGAAGAGCAACGCCGACTTGCAGCAATCATTGAAAACATGAATGCTCAAATGAGGGCAAATGAAGCAGTTCAGCGATATGTTGATTTGCTTGGAGTTGTTGCAGATCAAAAAATTTCAGATCAAGAAGTTGTCCTTCTATCCCTTAAATGGGGAATCAGCCAAGAAGCAGTTGTTGCTTACACAACCGCCATTTTTGCAGTCAATGATGCAAAACTTTCAACACAAGAAATTGAACTGCTTGCAAAACAATGGGGAGTTACTAAGCAACAAGCAGAGATGTATCTTGATTTCTTCAAGGCGATTAACGATGGCAAACTAGATCAAACCGAAGTTAATGCTTTGATGGACAAGTGGAAACTGACTAGCAAAGAAGTTTCAGATTATGCTAAGAAGATTTCTGAAGGTGTAACTCCATCTGATTTGTGGCCGACACCTGGCAATCAGGCAGAAAAGTCTTGGAAAGATGCTCTTGCAGCCCTCAATGCCTATATTGAAGCTGTTGGAGTAAAACTTGCGCCAACGGCACCAACGGCACCAACAGCACCAACTGCCCCAGGTGCAGGTGGAAGTATAATTTCACCAATAACTGATTCAATCAACAAAGCTGTCGAAGATTTAGGCGGAGTCATTTCTGTCATTGGCGAAAATGGTAAAGAGTTTATCAAACTTGTTGACAATGCTGCGCCTGTATTTCAAACCTTAGAAGATAGCGTTGCAAGAAATGCGTTTATTTCTCAAGGAATTACAACCCAACCATTCAATGCAGGTTCGTTCAGAATGGCAGAAGGTGGAACTTTATTCTCATCGAGTTCTATAGGATCACGCGATAAAGATATTGTTGTGAATTTAACAGTTCAGGGAAGCGTGACAACTGAACAAGACTTGATCACAACTGTTCGCAATGGGTTACTTCAGGGGCAAAATAGTGGTCAGACAATCTTCAAAGATGCGACGACACTCTGATGGCAGGAATTCCACAGCTCGGAGTCACAATTGACTTCACAAATGGGCCAGCATTTATTTCAACAGCCTTCACTTTAGACGACTTGACCAAAGGCGTACTAGGAACAGGGCAACTCGCAGATGCCGAGGATTCTATTGATGTTTCATCAATTGTATTACGAGCCTCAATTCGTAGAGGACGAAATCGAATTCTGAGCAAATTTGAAGCAGGAACAGCCACCGTTGAATTGCTTGATGAAACAGGCGACTTCAACCCAGCCAACACATCGGGGCCTTATTACGGAAAGCTGATTCCACTTCGAAAAATCCGAATTTTTGCCGACTATGAGGGCGTGCGTTACTATCTCTATTCAGGATTTATCACCAGTTATGACACGACATTTGCTCTCGGCATAAATGAAGCATCACGAGTCATTCTCAATTGCGTTGATGGCTTCCGACTTCTCAATAACATTTCAATTACTAGCGTGCCAGGAACAAGTGCAGGTCAACTTAGTGGCGCACGCATAGAAAACTTGCTTGATCTTGTGGATTGGCCAGCATCTCAACGAGACATCAATGCAGGAGATAGCACCCTTCAAGCAGACCCAGGAACATCCAGAAACCTGCTTGATGCAATTCAAACTGTAGAAAACAGCGAATTTGGTGGGTTCTTTATAGATGCAGAAGGAAATGCAACCTTTTACTCAAGAACCACAGTTAGCCTATTTGCAGATTCAACACCGACAAATTTCAGCGATGATGGAACTCAAATCGAATATCAGCAGATTGATTTAGCTTTTGACGATACCTTGATTGTGAACAATGTCTCGGTCACTAGACTCAATGGAACTAGCCAAATCGTCTCAGATCAGACATCGATTGACAACTACTTTATCCACTCAGGCAAACGAGATGGAATCCTAGTTCAGACAGATGCCGAATCACGCGATCAGGCAAGTATGATTTTGCAAGCCAGAAAAGACTCTCTAGTTCGCATCGATTCCATGACCCTGAATCTAGTTGACCCAGATCAACAGGCACGAAATATCGCAGGCTTGAACCTTGAAATCTTCGACCTCGTCAACATCACCAAGACGATGCCGGGAGCCACATCAATCACGAGGGAATTGTTCGTACAAGGCCTTCAGCACGACATAACAAAAACGACATTCACCACTAAGATACTGACGAGCGAACCGATTATCCAAGCGTTCATCCTCGACAGTTCAACGCA